TGTTTCCAGTTTTTTTCTGTCATATCTTTTCTTATTCTTAAACACCTTTGAAGTAAAGTGTTTTAATTGTCTGGCTATTGGATTTCTTTTTTTGTTGGGCTTCCTCATGACTGGCCCATCAGCCAAAGCATGAGAAAAATATAACAGATAGGTTCCATTATGGTAAGATTTTAAGAATTTTTTTTCGATCCATGTATATTTCTGTTTCAGCTTTTACTTTTTTACAAGTAAATACAACTCTTTCTGGATTGACCTCGTTCTGCGCAATACGCTTGGATTTTAAACATTCACTTAAGTTGTTTTTATATACATGCTCTATCATATTTCCGTTTAAAGTTAGGATAAGTGCAAATACAGTCTCTATCATTGATGTTTCCCGCTTCCGTTTCTAATTAACTTCTCTACGTCTTCAGTTAACTTCTCTGTTCTTTTCTTTAAAAATTCTATGTTAACGGCATTGTTTCTCATACCTTTAATCTCTGATTCTACATCTTCTAATAAACCACTGACGTGTTCTACAATCATGAAAAGCTCTGCTTCTCCAGCTGATTGACCTAACTCACCTCTCGGATATTTAATTCTAAACTCTGAGTTTTGTTCTAAATCTTTTTGCATTAACTCTATCTTTGTACTGTGCTGGTTTAGTTTCTCATGTATACCAAAATAAGCCCAGGTTCCAACGGCTATGATCGTGATCAAACTAGCAACCGTCTTCATAGGCATCTGCACGGAAGCCGAGTTTTCATAGGCATCTGCACGGAAGCCGATTCTGAGATTTTAAGCGCCATAATTAGAAGGTCCTCCAAAGATTCCCAACAAAATAATTAATACGATAAGTATTATAGTCATATAATAGTTCATCAATATCTCCTGTTAACATTTACACTCCTCACAGGTACACAAACCATACTCATCTGCATGTAACGGTTGTTTACAATGACACTCATGAAAACATTTACTACAAGTCTTCATCTCTGTATCCTGTTCCGTCTTTTCTGTTTTTCCATCTTTTATTCCAAGCATATACACTCATCCAACTTCCAAACGATTCCATCCACGATAAAGGCTTATCTATGATCTTCTTTAGAATCATTCTAAACTTTGTTATCGCGTCTGGTATTGTTATCATAATTAGTACCGGGTGATGCAGTCTCCCAACACCACCCTATCTTATAAGCGCTATAAGAATTTTGCCACGATTGAGTCCCAAACTCTTTTGATCGTGTTCTTAATTTTATCTATTAGCTTTTGTTTTTTTTCTTTTAATTGTTTAAAGCTCATGTTTTTTTTCCTCTATTTCGTAGAAGAACTTGTCAGTATCTTCTGTTTTCCACTTACCTGTGTCTTCAACGTTCCATTCATTAGTCTGCACTTTCCAATCCGGGATATTATCTTTCACAGTAAAAGAAGGTAAATCCCAAATACATCTATTGTTAGGTTGTGCAGCAAAATTGCCATCATCGAGAGCAATTATGTGAGCGCACTTATGTTCGTGCGGTATCTCGGAATGGTCCGGATCCATTATATTAGTTTCTGGGTGAGCAAAGTCAACCGTAAATAAATACCTACCATGGTGCCACTTTTTATCTTTACCAATGTATTTACCGGAAGCTGCGCTTAAAATAGACCATTGAGTAACAGCAGGATAATAACTAAAAGAATTCCAAAGCTCAAGTTCATCAAGGCGTCGCTTGGGAACGTCTTGGGGTTTATATCCTTGCTGAATAAACGCGCTAATAGGAAGGCGATAAAATATTGCACCGTTACCCATAATAGCGTGAAATAATATAGCCCTTCCACCCATACATGATAAGCCGAAGATAATGCAATCTTCAACTTCGCCATGATGTTTTTTAAGATCATAAAGATATTCTTTTCTGATCTGTGCGTAAGTCGCTGGTATGTTTGCGTTTAAATATGCCATACATTTATTTTATATCTCCCCAATTATCACCCGATTCATAATCAACTTTATTTGGAACTTGTAATTCTACAGCTTCTTCCATAATTTTAATTATCTCTTCTGCCTTTTGTGGGGACTCTACAGATATGTCCACCTCATCATGAATTTGTATGTGAGGNATTATACCATTTTCATACAAAGATACCATAGATTTTTTAGTCATNTCAGCGGCAGAACCNTGTATTAATTTGTTCAAAGCCTTGTAAGTAAANGCTCTTTTTAGTGGTTCATCATATTCTTTTCTAGCTTGTTCTAATGGTAAAGGTTTAAAAACCCCAAATTGAACAGGTTGCCATAAATCAAAATGACAGGCACGACCTAGTAAAGTTCTGATCTTACCTCTATCATTTGCTTTACGAGATACATTATCCATAAGTTGTTTTACAAATGGTGCTTTCGAATGATACTGTCTAATTAGTTTCTCTGCAGACTCTTTCATTAATCCTAGTTCTGCCATTAATTTATTTTTACCCATACCATACATCAAACCTAAATTAATTGTCTTGGCTTGTTTACGTTCTATACCTGCCATGTCTGCTACTACCTGGTGGAAGTCTGCATCACCTGCATTGTATGCATCAACAATTTCATCTACACCTGTTAAGTTTTGTAGTTTAGCATAGTGTACTAATATTCTAGGTTCTTGTTGTGAATAGTCAAACGATCCCCATTTACATTTTTCTTCCGGTATAAATATAGATCTTATCATTGGACCAAGTTCGGGATGTCTTGCAGGTATCTGTTGTAAGTTTGGATTAGACATACTAAATCTACCCGTCACTGTTCCACCTGCATCTGACCTAATCTGATTTATGTCTGCATGTATTCTACCATTCACTGCGTGTTTAGTTATTGAGTCTATAAAAGTTGTGTGAGCTTTGTTTAATTCTCTTGCTTCTGCAATAGCTTGTGGTAATTCATGTGGATGATTTTGTAAAAAGTTTTTTGTAAAACTTGGTTCTTTACTTTTAGCTGTTCTATCATAAGGAAGTTTAAGTTTATCAAAAGCTTTTGCAATAGATCTAGCTGCCATAATTTCTACTTCAACACCAGTTAAATCTTTTATTTTTTTGATTAAAGTCTCTTCCCTTTTAATTAAATTTAGTTTAATATTTTGTGCTTTTTCTAAATCAACTTTCACTCCTTTAAATCTCATATCGACTAAACATGGAAACAATCTTGTCTCCAAGTTAAATATGTCCATCAGTTCTTGATTATATAATTCTACTTTTAATCTCTGCCAAAGTTTTAAAGTTGACTCTGCATCTCGTTCTGCATATTGACCTACAAACATTGGAGGTAATCTCCACATATCTGCTTTTGCATCTACACCATATTCTTTTGCAGCTTCTAATAAAATTTTTTCGTCTTTACCTAGACCCACATAATGTTTTGAAAGTATATCTAACCTATACGATAGTCTGTTTTCATCAATTAAAGATGCTGCTATCATTGTGTCAACAATGTGTCCTTTAATGGTCAACCCTGCTGACCTTAACCAACACACATCATACATAGCATTATGAAATATAAACGTAGTATCTTGTTGGTTTAAGATGTCTTGGAGCCATTTTAAGACCAGTTTTTTATCCATATTACCACCTTGCTCATGATGTATCGGATAATAGCCAGACCANCCCTCTACGGCCACCGCAACGCCAGCAATGTGCCCTCTTCCTGTGACATTACCAGATCCTAGCTCTTTTAATCTAGGATCATTAGTCTCTAAATCGATAGCTATTTCTTTAGCACCTCGAAGATCTTTGAGTTCATCAGGAATGACCCATTCTGTTTCAGGGGTAAATANGGGGGTTTGTATACTTCTCACTTATAGTCTCTCTCNTTCACCATTTCTAGATAATGTATTGCCTTGTCTATATCTTGTATGCCTCCCTTTTTGGAATGCCTACATATATACTTTATAGCGTTGCCNTCCGCAAAAAGCAACTTATTTCTGTTGATAAATTCTGCNGGCTGAATGTCAAAATACATATAATGAGATCCACCTATTTGCTTAAACATAGANTCNAACTCACTAGATTTTACATCNCTNGCNATAACTTCTTTTTGTTTTAATTTTTTATGCAGCTTTTTCATAAAATTTAATCACCTCCTTTGCNTTCTTAATTTTATTTTTCTCTCTCATAAAAGGTAATATTTTTTTTAACACTTGGTAACTTTGTCTATGACTAGTTTGCCAACGNAGTTGTGGTTTNCTCATGTTTCCAGCTACTGTTTTACGTGGTTTAATTTTTAATATTACACCTACCTTCATAAATTTATGAATGTCTTTTATAATTTTAAAGTCGGTATTACACACCTCCATTCTAATTGTAAAACAATCATAATATTTTTCCATTCTTGGATTCCATTTGGGAGTCATAGCTGTAGTNATACAACCNTCTCCGTCAAAGAATCCTGCTAAATAAGATAAACTCATCTTCATAATATGTAAGCACGATCAAAGTTCTTTGGATCTAACACATGCAATTCACGCTTCGCTCTCGTCGCTCCAGTGTAAAACAATCGATGTAATTCATCCGGATCATAGCTCATCGTTTCTAACGCTGCATTTGTAAGGTCCTGCATAAGCAAAACTTTATCGGCTTCTCCTCCTTTCGCTCCATGTATTGTTGACATAATGATACGCGGATTTTTATTTATTTGTTCACCATTCGCCCGCATGTTACGAATGTAGTTCTCTGTGATGGTATCTAAACCATCAAAAGCTTCATACCAAACATCTTCGGTAACTAAACCATGTTCAGCTCTACAATCTCTAATTAAATATTTTTTATCAGAGTGCAAAGTTTTACCTTTTCTAAAACCAGGCAAGACTCTATCACCCAAGTATTCATATATATTTTTTATCTCTATTGTACCTAAAGCAATATCTCCTTTACGCCACTTCTCCCAATTATTTAAAGCTATCAAAAGTTTTAATGGTACAGAATTAGATCCTTTGTGTTGATAATACCAACCTTGTAATTCACACAAATCTTTTACATCATCAAGAAAATGATTAGCTGATGACAAGACTAACCAGTTACCTTCTGACATATTAACTTGTGTCACATCAGAATATCTACGTAGTATTCCATGTTCTGTTCTTGGTTTATAATCTTTATTAAATCTGTTTTGTACTTTACTAATTATCTTTTGTGATAGTTCGTGTATAGGTCCACCAGGTATTCTGTATGATTGATCTAATACTTTGATATCATTAACTTCTTCTTTCAAAGCTATGAAATGATCTACATCTGCACCAGCCCATTTAAATATTGCCTGGTCATCATCTCCTGCGATATAAGTTTTATTTGCATTAGCCCACATAGATCTAACCATGTCCCATTGTATTAAAGATAAGTCTTGTGCTTCATCAATAAATAATGCTTCAAAACTTTGTTTAGTTTCCTGCGCAATATAATCTTCTAATAAGTCTGTAAAATCTTTGAGTCCTTTTTCTTTTTTATATCTCTTCAGTTCCTCTGATAATAAATACAAAGTATCTCTTTCAATATCTAATATGTTTTGTCTAGAGTCATAGTATTCTAATAAGTCCATACGTTTAACTCTAGCTGTATTCATGATGGTTAAGTATTCATTGTCTGAATTAAATGTGCCATCATCTTCTGAATGTTTACCTGTCTTGATAGGTATGCCAACTAATTTACCAAACTCTCTATAGTTTTCTGCTGTCATCATTTTTTCTTTTGACATAGCCAAACGACTAAACGCATAAGAGTGTAGAGTTCTAAAGTTTTCTAAATCTTTTTCTGCATCAAGACCAAATTTTTCTGCAGCTCTTGTTGCTGCTTCTCTAGCTGCCTTTCTTGTAAAAGAAAAGTATCCTATCTGTTTAGGTCTAATCCCCTGCTGTATGAACTGATCGACTAAATTTAATAACGTTGTTGTCTTTCCTGTTCCGGGAGGGCCTAATATTATGGTTTTCATATTTCCTCAATCTCCTTATTAATATATCTATTCTTGTTTCTAACAATTCTGTTCGTCCTCTCTCTAACTCGTATCTTAACTTCCAATTGATTCCTATTTTGTTCATGTAATTAAATGTAAGTAGATCCAGAACGCTGTAAACATTGTCATTGTTAATAGGTCCGCTCTAGCTAACATTAGTAAACCTCCTTATGGTATTCAACT